GAACAGCCCTTTTAGCCCATGACGTATACGAAACTTTCAAAGAAGACATACAGGCACAAGGCTACCAATACGACCCCGAAACCGACAAATTTGTAAAAGGCTACGAATATAGTAATTGCCTTTGGTACGAAGACAAAAGACGTATTAATAGAACCTATGGCTGCTACGGCGTTGACAGTTCGATTATGCGCCTTATGTCCGATGACAGCAGATTCCCCGAAGTCAAAGAATTGATGGAAAGCCAAATGTATAGGCTGGCACGTCCGTTTTGGAATTGGCATAAAGAAGAACTGAATAAATTAAGTTCTTTGGATTGGAATAATTTTGTTTTAAATCGTTGCACATTTAATTGGAATGGCGGAGATTGTTTGGTCAATAAAGGTGATGATTTCAGAAATGGGGCTGATTTTTCCCTTATTCGCAATTCAAAATACAAAGAAGAAATGGATGCCAAAAAGCTGGAAGAGATTTTATCGTTGAAAGTCGATGCCAATCCCGACAAATACATAAAGGCAACCGGTTATCCCGGTTATTCCGAAAAAGTAGAAGTCGCACCCGGAACAAAAGTGAATATGGGTCCCGTCACGGACAGGAACGGGAATCCCGTTCAGGTTGTCGCAACATTCGGCAGGGATTCGCAAGGCAACACCACGGTGGATGTTCAAGTAATCCCGCGTCCCGACTTGACCCCCGGAAGCGCGGAAGCACCGAACGCACAGCCGCTGCCCGAAGTATCGCCCGCCGAAAACCCCGCAAACAACCCGAACCCCAATGAGAACCCCGGCACGAGCCCCAATCCCGAACCCGACCCCGATTTGAATCCCGATGCAAATCCCGATACGGACGGACAGCCCGGCACAAGACCCGATTCCCCCGCCGTTCCGGGACGCACAAACGGCAGGGACGGCAAAGACGGAAAGGACGGCAAAGATGGCGGCCTTTTGTGCAAATTCTTCCCCGACATTCTCGCTTGCGACAGGCTGCCCGAGTCCAATCCGGCAGAAGATTTAAATCTGCCGTCTGAAACCGTCAATGTAGAGTTTCAGAAATCAGGAATCTTTCAAGATTCCGCACAGTGTCCCGCACCTGTCACTTTCACAGTGACTGTGCTTGATTCAAGCAGGCAGTTCGCGTTCAGCTTTGAGAACGCATGTACCATAGCCGAACGGCTAAGGTACATGCTTCTCGCCCTTGCTTGGGCGGTTGCCGCCTTTTTTTGTATCCGCACAGTATCTCGTGAAGTCTAGCAGGCGCAGCACCGCCGGGCTTCAGTAACTTGTACCAAGGCAGGGGGAGGACGTCCAGAAAGATTTGTAAAGACGGCTTTATCGTCTTTATAAATCTTTTTGGATACCCCTTGCCGCCCCGCCAAAAGAACACATTCTGCCGCAAGGGCAGGTGGTAAGGCGCGCGCCTTTTGCGCCGTCCCCATGCCCCCGCGGCGTCGCAAGTGAGACTAGGGGGTGTGGGGGACTAGTCCCCCGCAAAGCGTTCAGCTTCGGAAACTTTGGCCGAAAGGCAGGCGAAGCAGCGCACTTTGCGACGAATGTCGCAAATAGCCGAGAAGCGCGGGGGGATTGGCGATAAGCGCGAGGGGGGTGTCCCCACAGCGCCGCCGCGCCGCGAATGCGGCGCAAAATCTTTCAGATTAAGAAACATTTGTTTAATGAGGCAACCGTGCCTTTTAAGAAAGGGATAGCAAATGAAATTGTTGGCCGCATTGATTCCGCTTTTGATGAGCGTGGCAGGCCGTATATTGACTGCATTAGGCTTGATGGCGGTAACCTATTCAGGGGTGGATAGATTGGTAGCCCATTTTCAGCAGGCGATAACCAATAGCATAACGGGCGCGCCTCAAGCGATGTTGCAGCTTTTTTATATAAGCGGCGGTGGAACCGTTCTTAATATCCTGTTTGGCGCGATCGCCTTTATTCTGTCATTCAAACAAATGACAAAACTAGCAACCTCAATCGGGAAGAAAAAATAAATGGCAGAGATCTGTTTGATAACCGGCACGCCCGGTTCAGGGAAAACATTAAAAATGGTTTCCATGATGGCGAATGATGAAATGTTTAAGCCTGATGAAAACGGCATACGCCGTAAAGTATTTACGAACATAAAAGGCTTGAAAATACCGCACACCTACATAGAAACGGACGCAAAAAAGCTGCCGAAATCGACAGATGAGCAGCTTTCGGCGCATGATATGTACGAATGGATAAAGAAGCCCGAAAATATCGGGTCTATTGTCATTGTAGATGAAGCTCAAGACGTATGGCCGGCACGCTCGGCAGGTTCAAAAATCCCTGAAAATGTCCAATGGCTGAATACGCACAGACATCAGGGCATTGATATATTTGTTTTGACTCAAGGTCCTAAGCTTCTAGATCAAAATCTTAGAACGCTTGTACGGAAACATTACCACATCGCTTCAAACAAGATGGGTATGCGTACGCTTTTAGAATGGAAAATATGCGCGGACGATCCCGTAAAAATGGCATCAAGCGCATTCTCCAGTATCTATACACTGGATAAAAAAGTTTATGACTTGTACGAATCAGCGGAAGTTCATACCGTAAATAAGGTCAAGCGGTCAAAGTGGTTTTACACTCTGCCAGTAATAGTATTGCTGATTCCCGTGTTTGTCGGCCTGTCCTATAAAATGTTGAGCAGTTACGGAAAAAAACAGGAAGAACCCGCAGCACAAGAATCGGCGGCAACAGAACAGCAGGCAGTACTTCCGGATAAAACAGAAGGCGAGCCGGTAAATAACGGCAACCTTACCGCAGATATGTTTGTTCCGACATTGTCCGAAAAACCCGAAAGCAAGCCGATTTATAACGGTGTAAGGCAGGTAAGAACCTTTGAATATATAGCAGGCTGTATAGAAGGCGGAAGAACCGGATGCGCCTGCTATTCGCATCAAGGGACGGCATTGAAAGAAGTGACGGAGTTGATGTGCAAGGACTATGTAAAAAACGGCTTGCCGTTTAACCCATACAAAGAAGAAAGCCAAGGGCAGGAAGTTCAGCAAAGCGCGCAGCAACATTCGGACAGGGCGCAAGTTGCCACATTGGGCGGAAAACCGTAGCAGAACCTAATGTACGATAATTGGGAAGAACGCGGGAAACCGTTTGAAGGAATCGGCGGGGGCGTGGTCGGATCGGCAAACTGAAGAAAACGGCAAGAGAGAAAAAAGACCCGTAAACCGTTTGAATATAGACGGTTTACGGGTCTTTGTTTCGCGCAAAGCAAGGGCTAAGGCAGTCAGGCAGCAAATCCCGCAATGTATTAAAACAGACGCGTAGAAATGCCGGCTGCCTTTATCCATCCTCGAAATTGAATATCATCCTAGCCGTATCAAGGCTGTATAAATAAGGAAAATACCAATGAATATAATCGGGCTGGACATCTCAAAGGACACCATAGACGCAACATTGCATAAAACAAACGGAAGTATCCATTACATTAAATTTAAGAATAATGATGATGGATTAAAACAGTTTAGATTGTGGATAAAGGGAAACAGAATCAGAAAAGTCTATATCGGCATGGAGGCAACAGGCATCTATTACGAAAAGGCAGCAGATATGCTTTCTTCCTACTATACTGTTTACGTTATTAATCCCTTAAAAATCAAGGACTACGGAAAAAGCAGGTTTAACCGTACCAAAACCGACAAAGCAGATTCAAACCTGATAGCAGACTACATAAAAAGGCATCAAGATACATTGATACCGTATCAGATACCCAAAAACAAAGCACTGCAAAAACTGATTAACCTTAAAAATCAATTACATCAACATCAGAAGCAAATTAAAAACCGTCTTCATAGCACTGAAGAAGACTTCATAAGGAACATACATCAAGACTTGATAGATACCATACAGGACAAGATGGAACAGGTAAAAATAGCCATATCCGAACAAATCAAAAAACAAACGGACAATAACCATTACCGCAATCTTCAAACCATCCCGAGCATAGGCAAAGACACCGCATCAGTTCTTTATGCGCAACTGACAGAAAAACATTTTAAAACCGCAAACCAGTTTGTATCCTATGCCGGATTAAATCCCGCCATCATACAATCAGGGACAAGCGTAAGAGGTCGGGGCAGATTGAGCCGATACGGAAACAGACGATTAAAAAGTACGCTGTATATGCCCGCCCTTTGTGCTTACCGTTTTAACGCATTTCCGAAATTAATAAATAATCTGAAAAAAGCGGGTAAGCCAAAGATGGTAATCATCGTTGCCATCATGCGCAAACTGGCGAAGCTCGCCTATTACATTGTTAAAACCGGCCAGCCTTACGATGCGGAAAGACACCGATTGAATCAATAAGATTCAACAAAATTAAACGGTTACGCGAATATATTTGTGTAACCGTGCATTTGCATATCGTAAATAAACGTAAATAAAAATAACAATATAAATCAGTATATTGCAACTTTGTTTTTTATTTTGTGTTGACGGGCAACATATCATCTGCGCGGGAATGACGGCGGAGCGGTTTCTATTTTTTCCGGTAAATACCCACAAGCTAAAATCCTGTTATTTTCACAAAAACAGAAAACCAAAAACAGAAACCTGAAATTCGTCATTCCCGCGCAGGCGGGAATCTGGTTCGTTCGGTTTCGCTTGTTTTAAGTTTCGGGTAACTTCCACTTCGTCATTCCCGCGCAGGCGGGAATCCAGTGCGTTGAGTTTCAGCTATTTAGAATAAATTTTGAAACTCTAATCCCGTCATTCCCACGAAAGTGGGAATCCAGTTTTTTGAGTTTCAGTCATTTCCGATAAATTGCCTTAGCGTTGAATGTCTAGATTCCCGCCTGCGCGGGAATGACGAATCCATCCATCGGAAACCTGCATCCCGTCATTCCCACGAACCTACATTCCGTCATTCCCACGAAAGTG